AATCGATGAGCGCAGTGTACCGAAGTAACCTCAACCCTATTTTCCGTAACAAGTTCTCTCAAGACATTTTTGATCTGAAATACAAGCATGAAGGCGCTGAAACGTGGGATGAACTTGCTGCTACCGTTGCGATAGACGTAGCTGGTAAATATCTACGTAAAGACGAGTTACAAGAACTTATTGCAATGATACGCAAGCAACAGTTTCTACCAGGTGGTCGGTATCTGTATTATGCAGGACGCGATATAAAGTTCTTCAATAACTGTTTTCTCCTCTGCGCTGAAGAAGATACTCGTGAAGATTGGGCAAACCTATCTTGGAAAGCTGAAAGTTGTCTCATGTCTGGCGGTGGTATCGGCGTAGATTATTCCATCTATCGTCCTGCTGGCTCTACGTTGGGTCGCACTGGTGGTCTTTCTTCTGGCCCTCTTCCAAAAATTTCGATGATTAATGAGATAGGCCGTCGGGTCATGCAAGGAGGTTCTCGCCGTTCTGCTATCTACGGATCACTCAACTGGCAACATGCAGACATTAATGAATTTCTCACCTCCAAGGATTGGGACAAAATGTCAGTGCCTGGTACTGACCTCTCGCTGTCTGATCTTAAAAATATTGACTTCAACTGGCCTGCCCCGATGGATATGACAAACATATCTTTAAATTATGATGACGATTGGTTGCTGAACTATTGGCGTACCGGCGACGTTGGTGATGTATTCCGTCAGAATGTAGAACAAGCACTGCGAACCGGTGAGCCTGGTTTCTCTTTTAACTTCTTTGATAAGCGACACGAAACACTGCGCAACGCTTGCACTGAAGTCACCGCTAATAATTCACTAGCACCCGATGGAGGTGATGACAGTGACGTTTGCAATCTCGGATCTATTAACCTTGCAAATATCGATAACATCGATGAACTCAACCGTATTGTTGAACTTGGCACTAAATTTCTAGTTTGCGGTACACTTCGCGCAGATCTCCCCTATGAAAAAGTAAAACGTGTTCGTGAAAAGAACCGGCGTTTAGGTTTGGGGATCATGGGTATACACGAATGGCTCGTACAACGCGGTCAGCGTTACGAAGTCACGCCAGAACTTCATCGTTGGTTGCGTATTTATAAATCAGTGTCAGATGATGTGTCTGATCGATACGCCGATGAATTATCAATTAGTAGACCCGTAGGTAAAAGGGCTATAGCGCCGAATGGTAGCATTGGTATTCTTGCTGGTACAACCACCGGCATTGAACCGCTGTTTGCTGTAGCCTTCAAGCGCAGATATCTCAGAGGCACAACCTGGCATTATCAGTATGTGGTAGACAGCGCTGCCAAAGAGGTTATTGAAAAGTATGATGTAAAACCAGAAAGTATTGAATCGGCGCTGGATCTTGCTTGTGACTATGAGCGGCGTATTAAGATGCAAGCTGATGTGCAAGACTATGTAGACCATAGCATCTCCAGCACCATCAACCTGCCTTCCTGGGGATCAGAACTTAACAACCCTGATACCGTAGAACGATTTACTGAAACACTGGCATCCTACGCCCATCGTATTCGTGGCTTCACTGTATACCCCGATGGAGCAAGAGGCGGTCAGCCGCTGACATCTGTTCCATATGAAGAAGCAATTAAGCAGGTTGGTGAAGAGTTTGTTGAAGCAGTTGACGTTTGCGACATTACACAACGCGGAGGTGGATGTGGATAAAGAAACTACCGCAGATAAATTAATCACTGCTGGGTTCATCCCAGGACATCAACGCCTTTGCTGGTATTGTGGTACTAGGCTCCGCTGGAATGCTGACTTTCGCTTTGAAGAATATGGTCACGAAGGCGAAGGTACAGTTTCCGTTTGGTCATGTGATAGCTGCGACACTGACTATGAAGTTGCGGGGCCGCGCAGTAAGGAATGTCAATAAACACTGTAAAGGGAGATAGCATTGTCACAGATAATAGAATCCCGTTTTGGTACATTGATGGACACACGCAGAATTGCCCTTGGTGCAGCGTCAGCGATTAGCAAGAAAGGTGCTTTCTACGTTTTTAGCATTCGCCTTGAAGCTGATGATATTCGTGAATACAGCTTCACCGACAGATCCAGAGCGCAGTCAGCCCGTGAAATACTGATAGGTCATATGGAACAGAAAATTATATCCGAAGCAAAGAAGGAAGCTTAACCGCAAACCGTTTATCTTTGCTTTTTTTCTCAAAATGTAATACTTTGTACTGGTTACTACTACCTTTTGGCTGGTGTTTATCCCCCCCTTTCACCAGCTATTCCTGCCGCTGGGAGTGGGTTCTTTCCTTCCCTTGCTTCCAGCGGCTCCTTTTTACTGGTGTGTCCTATGAGATGGTTATACATAGCGGCTTTTTTAGCATTTTATTTTCCCGCCAATAACGTATTTGCGCAGAATAATTCCTGCGGCAACGTCAACACAATGAAAAATAATATGGCGCTGAATGGTCACAAGCCCTGGTTCAGAGGGCTTTCCATTCGAGGACATCTGACAGAAATATGGGTTAACGGCAAAACAAGCGAGTTTGTTGCTTTCGTTGTGTATCCAGATAAAAAACTTTGTTTCGTGGATATGGGCAAACACGCTGAAACCACAAGTATTTTGAAAGTTCCAAAAGGGGAAAAGCTATGATGAACGCCAAGTCAGATTTTATCTTTCAACCAAGGCATTATAAATTTCGCGTTGCTGGCAAGGACACCGAATCATGGGATGTCCTAGATGCGCTTTTCCGAAACAATGCCCTGCTATGGAACACCACCAAGTACCTCTTTCGTGTTGGCAATGGCGGCAAGAACAATGACCTGGAGGATCTAAAGAAAGCACGGCAGTACCTTTCCAGGGAAATAGCCCGTCTTGAGCAATCGAAAGCTGCTGTAACACCTTTAACCACAACGACCATTACCGGAGACAATTGACATGACTGAAGAAAAGCAATGCCCTTGTGACAGTTGTGAAGAATGCAACTGCGATCCAGAAGTCTGCCGATGTGATTGTCACAAAGCAGATGATTGCTGATGAGAAAAAGCGGCTTGAAGCCGAACTGAAGGAAGCGAAGAAACGCTTTTCTGATGCCGTTCACGCTATGAATGAATACAATTATTCCCCGTTGCGTTTTTCTTCCACAAGTTACGCCAATCGTGTTCTTGAAGAAGGACGCAGGAGAAGGAAAGAAGCACACCTTCAAATGCTAGAAGATGCAGCGCGTTGACAGGATTACACCTTGAAAGCCTCAACGACATTAAAGTGGCGATGTCAGTGCTTGATGATAAGATATCTGCTGGCAAGGGAGAAAGCAGCCTCCTTGACTATGCGCAGCACTTACAGAATACATACAAAACTCCCGCGCATGTTAAGTTTTTAGCAGATAAACTTGAAGCAGTAGAACGCGGCGAAATTACCCGCCTTGCTATATCCATGCCTCCTCGCCACGGTAAAAGTGAACTTGCCAGTAACTTCTTCCCCTCTTGGTTTTTAGGACGCAACCCAGATAAATACGTTATCTTTTCCACATACGCTCAAGAACTTGCAGATGATTTTGGACGTAAAGTGCGTAACACCATGCGTGATGAACGCTTCTCGCAGGTATTTCCACAAGTACAACTCGATGACACTTCTCAGTCAGCCAGACGCTTTGGAACTAATAAGCTAGGCACATACTTTGCTGTCGGCGCTGGTGGCGCAATTACTGGCCGTGGAGCGCATCTGCTTATTGTTGATGACATTATCAAAGGGAGAGAAGATGCAGATAGTACAGCTATTCGTCGCACTGTTACTGATTGGTATAAGTCAGTTGCCTATACTCGTCTTATGCCTGGTGGTCGTATTGTTATCGTTGGTACACGCTGGCATGAAGCAGATCTCCTTGGCTTTGTTTTGGATGAAGCGACACATGAACCGTGGGAAGTTATTAATTTACCGGCGATAGCTGGTGATGACGATCAGCTAGGGCGTGAAGAAGGTGAAGCGTTATGGGCAGAACAGTATCCCGTAGATCGACTGATGGAAATAAAACAGACTGTTGGCTCTCGCGAATGGGCTGCACTCTTTCAGCAATCGCCTAGCGCAGAAGACGGTAACATCTTCAAACGCTTCTGGTGGAAATGGTGGGATGATGTCGAACCGCCAGAATGCGATTTCATCCTGCAAAGTTATGACACCGCCTTTTCCAGTAGCAGCAGCGCAGATTATACTGCTGTGCAAACTTGGGGCGTATTTGAAAAGGACGGCAAGCCTTGTACGATATTACTCTCCTGTCTGAATGAACGGTTGGAATATCCAGAACTCCGTGAGAAGGCAATGGAGCTTTATAAGAAATGGCAACCGGATACTGTGCTGATTGAGAAGAAAGCATCCGGTCAATCACTATTGCAGGATCTTCGCCGTAGCGGAATACCTGTTACCGACTACACCCCTGATCGAGACAAGATAGCCAGAGCGCATTCTGTAGCACCGATGGTAGAAAGCGGTCAGATTTATCTTCCAAAAGGAAAATACTGGGCAGATGATTTTTTAAATCAATGTAGCAGCTTCCCCAATGGTCGCAGGAAAGACATGGTGGACGCATTTACACAGGCCATTATACGGCTGAAAACCGGCTATTTTCTGCATTATTTGGAAGAAGTCGAGGAAGAACCAGAATACAAACCCAAGAAACGGTACTATTGGTAA